ATGCATCCATTGAATAATCTGCAGTTGTTTCCAAAATATTAAGTTGTTTTTTATCGTAGTATTTTTTAATACGTATTTTCTGATTCAACTCATCTTTATCGATTGGCATAGTCCCATGCTCATAATCTTTACCACGACCACTTTTGTAATCTTTATATATTTCATATCTTAATTTACCACTATATTTTCCATCCCAAAAAACGTATACTCTATGGTATAAATCGTCTTCCATTACATTTCTTAATATAGTTATAAATTGGTAAAGACCTCCAATGTGTTGACCATTGGAGTTATACTCATCTTTGGCCCCAAGGAACCCCCTCTTAAAGAGAGCGTTCCCATCAACCACTAGAGTATTTATTTCTTTAATTGTTTCACCGTTTTTTGGTGGTCTTCTGTTCATATAGAACTTTTTAATAGTTAATACTAACCTCTTTTGTCGTCTTCTTCAAATGTTCCTTCTTCTTCAGTAAAATCAATTGGTATACTATAATCTACATTTAATGATTCATGAATAAATTGACGGTTTGCTTTTTTGTATTCATCAAGTTCATCTGGATTTACATATCCATGTGGTGTTGAAGCAATCTCACCTTCTCTTTCGATAC